GGAACATGCAGCTGCTTTTAATACAACATCATAATCATCAGAAATGATTGCAGTAATATCACCAGCTAAAACACCACCCGGATAGTACTGACTCCAGATACGTTGTTTAGTACTTGGGTTAGTGTAGTAGCAACCCAAGAAAACACCCGTTACCTGATTAGCTGTTGTTGCACTTGCAATTAATGCGCGCGTTACAAAACCATTTACTTCTTTTACTGCATCGCCGTAACCGATTGCCGTTGCGTAGTTGTATTGAATTGCTACGTTACGTGTTGAGCCAGAAAATACCTGACCGCCAATCAAATTTACGGGCTTATATCCATATGGTGCTGGAACTTGTGGATAAGCCATATAAAACTCCTTAAATTAAAATTAACTACCTTTGCCAAAGCCTTTACTTGTACTTGATTTGCCTTCTTTAAAAATAGGCATACGAGGGTCGCTTTGACGCATCAAATTATTGTCTACAGCCTCTGCTTGTGTTTGTGTAAGGTTGTCATAATGCGCCTTACGTTGCTGCACAAATTCAGTAGGTGTCTTGCAAAGCAATAATCCACCGACCTCAATATTCTCTTGAAAGCGACTATTAGGGTCCATTAACAGTTTAAATTTGGGTTGTTCCTCAATCCTCACAGGTTCCCAACCTTCTCTAAGTGACTTAGATATGTTGCGGGCATCCGCTGTATTTAGTGTTGAGACACGAATCCATCTGTACGCGTATCCTGCTTCTTTATCTGGCTCTGGTAAGAGTTCAGGAGCTTGCCACTGTTTAGGGCGCTCATCAGCGATACGAGTTTGTATTTCACGAGGTGTTCTATTTTCAGCCATTTTTAAGACTCCAATTTAGATAGTGCAGCAGCATATTGTTCATTTGACAAACCTAGTTTTTTAGCTATGGCTTGTGCCGATTTAGTAAGTAGGACTTTCTTGGTCCCGGTACTACGTCTGGCTGACGCAACTACTGTGCTTGGTTTACTTGTACGTTGTGGTTTATCACCATCATCGTTTTGTTCTTCATTACTTTCAAATTCATCTGGGAAGCGACTTTTCACTTCCTTAGATATGTTTTTATAATATGCGTCAGTACCAACATAAGAATCTCCAAATTGACTCGCTAATTTACCGTGAATCTTTTTAGCATATTCTTTTAAATATGTTCGTTCTTTATCCGCATACCATTCATTTTCGGTTAGCCATTCGGCTAGTTTTGGCTCCATCGGAGCAGCCTGTTGTGCTGGATAACGTATTTGTACATCATTTTCATCTATTTGTACAGTAGGTTTGAAACTTTTTGCTTTATCTACCTTAAATGAGGCGTTAAGCATTTCCTCCTGCGCTTCCAGCAATCTATCAGAATCACCTGAATCATACGCTTCTTTATAGTTTCGTCTAGCTTTTTGTAACTCTAAATCAGCAGATGTCTGATATGTAGTGATTAATTCTTTCTCACCTGACTGTAACATGCCTTTTAATCGCTTGTTATCATCAAGAATTCGTTGCGCCATACCTAATGCTTCTTGTTGTTCGCGTAGGGCTGCCTCTTTAGCACGACGTTCATCATGCCAAGCTTTTTTGTATTGCTTAAACTTAGTCTTTACATTCTTAGAATACTCAGCTGATTCGTCTGCTTCTTCTAATTCTTCTGTAATTTCTGGAGTTAGCGGAGTTGTATTACGGTCCTCCGTTGGTGTGTCATCTACCAGTTCTACATCTATTTCATCGCCATCAAACTCGATTTCAACATTCTTGTTATCTAGTTCGTCTGGAAATTTATATCCTTCACTATCAAATTTAGCCATTTCTGTTTCCTCTATTTGCGACGAATACCACGAGGTTCTGTTACTACTGCCTCTACGGTATCATCATTAATTAATCGGAATTCTTTTCCGTGGATTACTAATCGACTGCCTGAGTTTGGTCGTACAAGGATAAAGTCACCCTGCTTACACCACGCGCCAGATGGAAATTTAGTTTCATCTTTATACGCGTCTGGTCCTAGTGAAACTACAAATAATACTGTAGTTAAAACTTCTTCCATTCTCACTGTTTCATCAGCTTTTACTAAACCACTTTCATATTCCTTTTCCATTTCAGGAATCGCACATAATATGTGATAACCTGTCGGGATTGGGATTTGTGATGCTTTCTCTTTGTCGCCTACCTCTGCTTCTATTGATGCATCTTGTCTAGCCTTTACTGCCAACCCTGTGAGGTCGATAGCTTGAGCTAAGTTTAGGTTACTCATCCGAGTTCTCCATTCGTTGTTTGAGGTCTACGATAATTCCACATGCAGCTTCGAGACCACGTAGCTGACCACATATGTATCTGTACTCTTCTATCGTTGGGCAATTACCGCGTATTAGCGCTTCGGAAAGCATTTCCATTCGGTCCTTGTACTCGGATAAAAGAAATTCAAGATTTCTGTCCATTATTCACCTTTCTGTGATTTTGGTTTTAGTTGTGCAGACTTCTCTGCTAATTTTCCTTGCAAGTTATGTTGCATCTCTTGGAGTTTACGTTGGTGCTCTTGGTCATCCATAGCCATACCCTGTTGATGGTTCTGGTTACTGAATGCCGTTCCTTGTTGATGCTCAATATTAGTTTGATGTTTATGTACATCTACTGCTGTTTGGAACCCCTTCATGCGTTGGTCTGCCTGTAGTTTGTCCGTAGTATTTGCATGGTTTATAGCCATTTGTGCTGCAGATATACGTTGTTGCCCTGCTACACGTTGTTGGTCAATTGCAAGCTGTTGTGCTTTGAACTGCGCATCAGATTGGTCTTTAGCCACTTTACGTTGGATATCTTGCTGCTTAAGTTGTAACTCTTGTTGTTGCATTTGAATAATAGGGTCTTGAGCAGTTTGTGCGTTCTGCGCTTGCTGCGCTGCTTGCTGGTGTTGACCTAACAATTGTTGTGATGCCTTAGCTGCCATTTGTGCAACTTGTGACTCAATTTGTGGAGGCATAACTTCTTGCTCTTGACTATCATCAGATGGGTCAACATATGGAGGCAATGTACCACCCATAGCGGTTTCCATTTGCTTGCGATACTCAAATCCTAAGTGCTCCATAATATGCGCTGACATTGCAGCCTGTAACTGTTGCGCGAGTTGTGGGTTCATGCCTACCAATTGTTGCACATGTGGGTCTTGCATCATTGATTGATGCACTGATATATGTGATACATGGTCTTGATATAGGAACGCTTTAACTGGCTTACCCTTAAGAATATTTTGATTCTCACTGATTGGGTCAGTTGGTAATAAGTCACTAGCCATAGGCACAAGTTTTTGGAAATTCGTAATCCCTAAAACTTCCAACATTTGACGGTGAAGTAGCGGTAAATCATATAGCTGTGGCGCTGTCTGAGCCAGCTGTAGGGCTGCTTGATATTGGACGACCTTCTGTGCCATCGTAGCTGCGTTCGGGTCTGATACAGGCAATACGTACACTTGGTCGTAGTCCTCTTTCTTAGCCTTGCGGTCACCTTGGTCTGGGTCATATTCATATTCGTCAGGAGTAAAGTCACGAATGATATCTTTAAGTAACTTGAACTCTTGTTTCATTGAGTAATGGATACGAGCTTGAATTGCACTCATCATTTTCAATGTGCGCTCTAATACAGCCAGCGTTGTACCTACTGGTGAGTTGGCAGACATATCTGATATTTGCATATCAGCAGCACCAGCGAACTTACGACCCTCGTCTACAATCATGCTTAATAATCCCATAAGCACTTGTGAAGGTTCTTTATAAGGCAACGGCATGATGTTGTCGCGCATTGTGCCTGATGGTACGTCTACATCTCTAAATTCACCCGGAGCTATCGGTGTATCGTCACCTTTAACACGTAACCCACGAGTTTTAAAACCCCCCGGTAGATTAGCCAAGGTGCCAGCATCAACAAGCTGACGAATGAGAGAAGTGCCAGACTTAGCGAAAGCACCGATAAGATGGATAAGCCCAAAGCAATAAAAACCAAAGCCGGGAATATATCCGTAATGGACAAAGTGGTTACGTTTTTGATAAAACTCATCGTCAGGTTTCCAGTTGCGGCGAATAGCTAGGATTGTAGCTGTGCCTACTTCAATAGTTACAATGTATGGAAGTGCAATCCCTGTAAGTTCTCCATCATCATCTTCATGCTCGTAGCCTTCTAAGTCTAATTCAACTTGCATCTCTAGGAGTTTAAAGCGGTTATCAGTAGAAGCACGGAAGCCTAACTTCTCAGCTATCTTTTTCTCTACCTCATCTAAGTTATATGTCGGCTCACCTAGCTCAACATCACGATAGAATCCTGCGCTTTGTAGCTTGCGGATATCGTTTTCTGTCTTTCTCATTACATGTGTAATACGTTCGGCTGACTCAAGACTTGATGTACCATATGGCACTACCACATCTTCAGCTGTAACATACATTGACGTTTGGCGGTTTAGTGCTGGGTCAAAGTACACTTTCTTGAACGCGTTACCTGCTAGACCTAGACCCCATAACATACGCTCATGCTCAGGACGAAACTCTTTCATAACGTCTGTCAATTGATAATTCATATCTTCTTCAACACGAGCTGCCGCTTCTTTCTTCTCTGGGGTGGCTTTACCGATGATTTGCGTACGAACTGGACCTGCGGCTGGGAATGTTTCCATCATCGTCTCAGCTTGGAACTTAACAACAGCCTCGCTTAATAGTGGGTGATACACACCACATGCGCCTTCCCAAGGCTCTGAACGCTCTTCAATCTTTAAACCTAATAGCTCAAGACCATCTACATATGTTTGTATCCAATCCTTACGAGAAGCAACGTCGTCTTCGAAGTCAGCCATTAACTCATATGCTAATGTAACTAGGACACGGTCATCTATCTCCTCAGCTAAGTTAGCTTCGAACTCTGGCGTATCTTCGGTATTCTCTATACTAAGAATAGGTTTACCATCGATACCAATCTCAACACTCTCTGGGTCCTCAATACTAATCTCTAGTGCGGGTCCTTCTTCCATCTGGTCTAACTGGTCAAGTCCTTGCGGAGCTTGGGATAAACTTTTATCAATTGCCATTGTTATGTCCTTTAATAGTAAGCTGCTTTTTTCTTATATCGATATAGTACGCTGTCTTCTGCTTCATCGTTTGGTAAACGAATAAACCCACCCTGCCTGAATCTTATTAGCGCGAGAGTCGTCGAGTCGACCAAGTCATCGTGTTCGCCATTTGGAAAGTCATTACATTCATCAACTACTTCCCTAGCCCAACGACGGTCTGGTGCCCACACAATCCCAGATGAAAACAAATCTGTTACTGCATTGACGCGACTAATCTTATCTTGCCCTTTGCCCGGAGTAAACTCTCCCGCGGGAATACCCATCCTTCGAAGCTCTTGATATAATGCAGCCCCATTAGATTTCTTTTCTACCATGAATGCGTCTGGTTGCCATTCCTTGTACTCCTCTAATACCATTGCCTTGAGTTCTGGGAATTCCATACGCTTTTTAATTGCGTTTAGCAATATTATATTATAGTTATTCGTTTCTTCGTTAAAGAAAACACCCCAAGTTGTCAAGGCATTAAAGTCAGAACGGTTCGTTGCCTCTTGCGCAGCATCTAATGACATGATTGTAAACTCACAATGCGGTGGATTATCCTTATCCCACATCTGCCACCATGCCTTTTTAATCAGTGCACCACCTTCTGATGTTGGTGCTTGCATGTACTGAGCATTCCACAAGTGCGGACTAATCGTATTCTGTATCTTCTTAAGCTCAGGTAATGTCCAGAACTCAGGCCACATTGACTCCTCGTGGTCACTACCCTCATTAATAATAGCAGGAAACTCTATGTACTCCCACTGGTCTGCGTCTGGATTCTTCTCCGCATAGTCAAGAAGTTTACCAATTAAGTCTTTTTTAGACCAGCGCGTATGAACCACGATGATTCCACCACCCGGTTGTAGTCGTTGACGTGGACCTGACTGATACCATTCCCAAGCCTTGTCAAAAACATCTAAGTTACCATTAATAATATCCTGCTCATTATGAGGGTCATCAATAATAAAAATATCGGCACCCATACCAGCGGCACCCGCACCGACACCCAGAGCATTATAAACTCCTCCCTTGTTAGTTCCCCAACGACCTGCCGCTTTACTATCTGTCTGTAGGGTAACATCCCTGAAAATCCCTTTATATACATCTGAGTCAATTAAGTTACGAACTTTACGCCCGAAGTTCACTGCAAGCTCTGCCGTGTGTGATGCCTGCATGATTTTCTTCTCTGGATAATTACCCAAGAACCATGCTGGTAGTAAATATGATGCGAATTCTGATTTTGTGTGGCGTGGTGGTAGCGAAATTGCTAATCTTTTAAT